ATCCTCATGCCTGCGCCACTGTTTCCACGGCGGTTTCCTTTTCCGGAGCGCCGTTCTTCCAGCTGGAGTTCCCGGAGAGGTTCTTCAGGAGGATCCTGCGGCTTTCCTTGTACTCGGATCCGATGAATCCGAGGCGGAGCAGGAAGCAGCGGAAGGCGTACTTTTCGTTTGCTGCCGGTGTTTCCTTGCTGCTGGTGCGCCTGAGCTCCTTCGAGAGCTTGCAGAGCAGGGATATGAACTCGGCGTAGGCTTTCGCCTCGGCGGCTTCCGGCATTTTGGTGAACCATGGGAATGCGATGCGGTCCTCCTTGATCTCGAACCCGAGGTCGTCAACGCCGAGCGCCTTCCTGATGAGGCTTCCTTTGGCCTCGAGGATGTTCGTGAGGTTTCCGACCGCCGCCTTGTCCAGCGGGATCTCGACCGTGAGGCCGGTGCCTTCAGGCTCCGGTGCGGTTTCCTCCGGGTCCTCGGGCTCCTCCCCGGCGTCGGGCTCGGGCTCCGCGGCCTCCTGCGGCCCCGCTTCGAATCCCGCGTCCGCGAGGGCCTTGAGGACCTTTTCGGTTTCCTCGCCGTCCGCCTCGGCGTCCCATTCGAGCGTTCCGGTCTTGGTGACCGTGTAGCCGCCGATCTCGAAATTGCAGGTCGGCATGTACTTGTATTCCGCCTTGGCCCCGGTGGTGCCTGAGATGACCTTGACCAGTTCCTTGCGCCGTGCGCCTGTCACGTTGTAGTTGATTCGCATTGTGCTTGCCTCCGTTTCCTATGGTGTTTTCCTGCCTTTCGGCATGTCCATACATCACTCTTTCCGGCCGTGATAGCAAGCGGATCCGGGGTATTTCCCGAGCGGAATATCCGACGATTATCCGAGAGGAGAACTGTGCTTGGCGCACAGGGGAATCAGCCCATGTCCGGCGGCCCGACCTCCTTCACGAGATCGGCATACCGGAGCGTTTTGCCGTCACGGACGACGGATACATTTCCTGAATCGCCGGTGTCCTCCACGTAGCGGCGGAGGATGACCGACGCGTATTTCGGGTCGAGCTCCATCGTCATGCAGGTGCGGTTCAGCTGCTCGCAGGCCATGAGCGTGGAGCCGGAGCCGCCGAAGGTATCAAGGACGATGGCGTTCTCCTGCGTGGAGTTCCGGATCGGGTAGCCGAGCAGGTCGAGCGGCTTGCTGGTCGGATGGTCCTTGTTGCGTTTCGGCTTGTCGAAATTCCAGATGGTCGTCTCGGAGCGTCCCGCGTACCACGGGTGCCTGCCGTTCTGGAGGAATCCGTACAGGACCGGCTCGTGCTGCCACTGGTAGTCGGAGCGGCCGAGCACGAGGCTGTTCTTCACCCAGATGCACACGCCCGCGAGATGGAATCCCGCGTCGACGAACGCGCGCCGGAAGGTGAGCCCCTCGGTGTCGGCGTGGAAGCAGTAGGCGGCTCCGCCTTTCTCGAGGTGGTCCGCCATATTCTTGAACGCGGAGAGGAGGAAGTTGTAGAATTCCTCGCCCTTGAGGCCGTCGTTCCGGATGGTCAGCCCGTCGGATGCCTTGAAGGAGACGCCGTACGGCGGGTCGGTCAGGACGAGGTTCGCGCGCTTGCCGTCCATGAGTGTGGTTACATCTTCCGGCTTGGTCGCGTCGCCGCACATCAGGCGGTGCCTTCCGACCGTCCACACGTCGCCGGGCTCGACGAACGAAGCCTTCTCCAAGGCGGCCGTCAGGTCGAAGACGTCATCCTCGATGCCGGTGCCGTCGCTTCCGTTCAGGAGCTTCTCGAGCTCCTTGTCGTCAAAGCCGAGGAGCGACAGGTCGAAGGACTGATCCTTGAGGTCGGTCAGTTCGACGGAGAGCATGTCCTCGTCCCATCCGGCGTTCAGGGCGAGCTGGTTGTCGGCGAGGATGTATGCGCGTTTCTGCGCCTCGGTGAGGTCCTCGGCGAACACGCAAGGGACGGTCCTGTAGCCTTCCTCGCGGGCGGCCATGATCCTACCGTGGCCGACGAGGATGTTGTAGTCTTGGTCGATGACCGCCGGGGAGACGAATCCGAACTCGCGGAGGGATGCACGAAGCTGCGCGATCTGCTCCTTCGAGTGCGTCCGTGCGTTCCTCGCATACGGCACCAGTCTGTCGACCGGCACCTGTTCCAGTCTTTGTGTGTTCATGTCCTACAGTCCCTTTCTTGCGCGGAGCAGCCGTTCCATCACGTCGTCCTGCACGTCCGCGCCGTTGTAATCCGTCAGGCAGTTCTCCTTCACGACCTGGTAGATCTGGTACCAGAGCTGGTTGGCCTGCTTCATGTAGTTCTGCGACATCGTGACGAACGGGGACGCGATGGGCTTCCCGCTGGTCGGATGCTTGGAGAGCATCGAGTAGCGGGAGATCGCGTGCTCGCACTGGATCCACCGGGCGACGCTCATCGCATACTGGTCGATGAGCTGCCGGGAGACGAGCTTCTCGCAGCCGAGGCCCGCGAGCCACTCCCAGGTCTCCTTGAACACGTCCGCCGCGCACAGGTCGATGCCGCTCTGCTGTTTCTCGAGCATGTAGTCACGCGGGTCCGGCGCTTCGCGCCCCTCCATGTCCGGAGGCTCAGGGAGGTCCATGATCTGGAGCTTCCTGCCGCCGGGGTTCCCCGCGTCGATTTTTTCCTTGATCGCTTTGCTCGGGCGTCCCTGCCCGAAACGCTGACCGCCTCTGGCAGTTCCGTCCTTCGCCATGAAATATCCGCTCCTTCGAAGCCCGCGCGGGGCTATTCCTCGTTTGTTTTCGCTTTTTTCGCACGGAAGACCCCGCGCCGTTTTCCGCTGGGGCAGGCGACAGAGATTTTGACCGCCCCTACCGGTCGCCGCGCTCCCTGTGGATCCTCTCATGGCAGGAACGGCACAGGCTCATGAGGTTCGACTCGTCGTTCGACCCGCCCTCCGAGAGCGGGACGATGTGGTGGACCTCCTCGACCGCGACGTACCGTCCGTGCTTCAGGCACTCCTCGCAGAGGGGATGCTTGTGGACGTAGCGGGTGCGGATGCGCTGCCAGGCCCTGCCGTACCGTTTGCCCGGGGAATAGCCGCGCGTGAACCTCTCGTAGTGCCTTTCCATCAGTGCCTTGTGTTCGTCGCAGTACTGTTCGCCGTCCTCGCAGAGGTTCGGGCAGCCCGGGTAGCGGCAGGGGCGTTTCGGTTTCCTTGGCATTGCCTGCCCCCTCCTTCCAAGGCATAGGAAAAGCCCCGGAAGGCGTCGGCCCTCCGAGGCTTGATGCGGCTGCGCCGCTTTTCATCCTGTTTTCCTATCATGGTTATATCACGCGCGGGCACCGCCATTCACTGACAGACACTGCCATGGGCTGTCAACTTTCGTCTGGCATGGGGAAATGCTGCAGGGCGCTGCCGTGGATGCGGAAGACCGTCCGCTCCGACACGTTCATCAGGGTCCCGATCTCCTCCCACGTGCAGTTGTCGACGTACCGGTAGCGCAGCACCAGCTGCTCCTCCGGGCTGTCGACCATGTCGATGCGGCGGCCGATCTCGTCCCGGAGCGCTATGAGCCGCGACATCTTCCTCTCGACGTCCGCCTGGATCTCGGCGACCTTCTCCAGGCAGCGGACGAAGTTCGCGTCGGTCCTGCGGTTCGGGCTGTGCGGCATGCCGTCGAACCTCGGGCCGGAGATGCTGGTGGACATGTCCTTCCAGTAGTCGATCTCGCGGAGGCGCGCGTCGATCAGCGCGTCCAGGTGCTTGGCCTGCATCAGGTATTGTTTTGGCGTCATGATTCCACCTCCTCCCGGATCTTCCGGATCAGCGTCTCGCCATCGACCGAGGTGAGGCACGCATACCACGGGGAGCGGAAGAACCGCTCCAGCTCGTCCCTGTCCGCCTTCGCCGACCGGCTTTTCGGATACACGCGCAGGGTCTTCAGCGCCTTCCTGTAATCCTTGGCGGCCTGCAGCACGATGGCGTTCGCGAGATCCTCGTATGGGCCGGTCATCGCATCACCGCCTTCACCGCGTCGATCAGGGCCGACTGGGTCCTGTCCTTGCGCCGCAATGCGGCGAGGATCCGCCCGTCGATGGTGTCCTTTGTGACGATGTGCTGGATGACGACGGTCCGGCTTTTCTGGCCCTGCCTCCAGAGCCGTGCGTTCGTCTGCTGGTAGAGCTCGAGGCTCCATGTGAGCCCGAACCAGACGAGGGTGCTGCCTCCGTCCTGCAGGTTCAGCCCGTGCCCGGCGGAGGCGGGGTGGATCAGCCCGACAGGGATCCTTCCGGCGTTCCAGTCCGCGATGTCCCCGGATGATTTGATCTCCCGTATGCCGAACCGTTTCCTGATCCTTTCGAGGTCGTGCCGGAACCAGTAGGCGACCAGCAGGGGCCTGCCGTTCATGGATTCGATGATGTC